TGATAATCAATTTACCTGCTGTCTTACCTTTTACACGGTTGAGTTTAGTATCATACGTATCTTTTGGATATGTAGCGAGATCATTGAGTGGTACACCCATCAAGTTAGCATCGATACGTTCTGCGATTCGCTCTTCTGCCATTTCTAAAGTAACATACAATACGTTCTTACCTTGCATAAGATTAGCTGCAGCGAAGTGACACATCATCAGTGTCTTACCTACACCAGTACCAGCAAGGATAACGTTGAGTGTTTTACGAGGAATACCACCGCGTGTGATACGATTGAAGTAGTCGAGATCGAATGGTTGACGTTCGACTACCTTATGATAGAAGTCATAACGTGATTCGAAGTCTTCGAGAAAATCATGACCGATATTGGTATCAAATGATACAGCAAGTGCATCAGTCAAGATTTGAGGCAATGCGCCTTTATCTTTGTCTGTTTTGCCATCAATTACTTGAATCGATTCCATGATGGCATTGTAAATTGCTTTGTCTTGACAATACTTTTCAGTTTGCTTTAACAACCACTCTTCGTCTGTGTCTACCTTGTTGAGCGATCCAATGAGCTGGACACAGGCCGCATGTGTATCTGTATTGAGAGACATTTCGTCTACCTCAATCTTCAGAGCAGCCTGAGATGGACATGCATTGTATTTTATAAAGTACTTGTCTACGAGATCGAAGATGATACGTTGCTCGTGATTGACAAAGTATTCATCTTTAAGAAATGGTAGTACGCTACGAATATAGTTTTCATCGTACAATAAATTACTGAGTATAAGATTTTCGATTGAAATATCTGACATTTAATCCTCTAACTTTCGAAAATGTGCTATTGTTCCATTATCATATGACCAACAATCAACAGAATGGAATGGAGATACAAGCCATTGTATATTTTTGTCGAGGGTAAAATCCATTAGTGCTTCTTGTATATAATAATTTACATAACAATCATGTAATAGTACATGACCGCCTCTCGCTAGATTATCATACCACGCTTCAAGATCTGCGTAAACCCCTTCATACGTATGATCACCGTCAATAAAAACTACATCATAGTCGATATTGTTGCTGACACTTTTATCTGTTGAATCATGTAGATAAAGTTTTATATTATCTAATTGTAATTCGTCGATAAAACCAGACAGCTTGTCATCATCCATTGGATCAATATCAAAACTATGGATTATGTTTTTTCGAGTAGCAGAAGCAAGAACTAAAGTACTACCGCCATAATATCTACCAGTTTCAACGATATCTTTACGTGAAGTACTAGCTATTGCATGAATATATCTAGCTTCCCACGGACACAGACGTATAAATTCTTTGGGTAAAATACAATTGTCGTGATATTCAACAAATTCTAACGGGCGTTTTTCTATCCATTTTTCGCGACATGCTGGTAATAGATCTGTAAGCTTAGGCCGCGGAGCCGTCGACGAAGTCATCTATTTCCTCATCAGTAATAATAGCAGTGTGACCAATCTGATACGTCTGCTTTATATATTCATTAAACTTCTCAGACGTCACAATTGGCAACCAAAAATCTTTAGTATCAGTATCTTTCAGTCTAAACTTCTTCTCTTCTACTTCCCCGGTGTCGACATCAACACGTGAGTACCAGCCGTTATTAGGCTTGACGACGAATTTTGCTGCCAACGCGATATCGAGTAGTCCACTCCAACGAGACAAGCCACCGCCATGAGTAACAGTAACAGGGATTTTGGATTTTTCACGAACATAACGAGATTTCTCCACATTAATAATAAAGTTGTAACCAACTACATCCTTACCTTCTTTTTCCTGTTGACGACCAATGATATAGATGTTGTCTGCAGAATAGTATGAACCAGTACCACCACCAACGATATCTCTTGGGAACAATGACATCTCTTTGTAAGTATGATTCACAACGACCATTGGAATATCTTTGAGTGTAAGATGTGGTGTGACCATACGAAACAATGACTTGATTTGTTTTGCACGAGACATGTCGGCAACTGCTTTCTCATTGAGTGCATCTTCGACTTCTTTCTTCGAAGCGAGGTTACCGATAGAATCGACAATCACAATGACCTTATCACCACGATCGATGTTATCCATCTGCTTCATGATATCGAACTTCAGTTGTTCAACGTCAGTAATCGGTGTGTGCAGTACACGATCCATATCGATACCAAAGGTTTCGAAGTATGACTGAGGTGTACCAAACTCTGAGTCGTAGAACAAGAGAGCAGCGTCATCGTACTTGTCGAGGTATGCTTTCGCCATCAACAAGCTGAACGCTGTTTTGAAGTGTTTACTTGGACCAGCCCACATCGTAAGACCAGGTGTAAGACCACCATCGAGTCTACCTGACAAGGCGAGGTTGATAATTGGAATGGCTGTTGGAATCATGTCCTTCTTTGTGAAGAACTTTGATTCAGAAAGGATAGCTGTATCCTTGATGGTTGAATTCTTTTGTAGCTTAGATAAAATTGACATATGAACTCCTATATTCACTGTCCTATTCTACCGCAAGTGATGATAAAAGTAAATGCTTATGTGTAATCTAAATCGTCAATCACCACACCCATCGTTTCAGGTGTATTATAACGTATTACCTTTGATGGTTGTTTTGTATATTGTTTAAACAATCTATTTTGATCTTCATGTTGCTTAGACATTCTTACAAAGCCATTTACCTTTGCAGCAAATAGATTGTAAGGTTCACACAGTACTTGATACCAACCGGTTTCGGCTTGTTTGAGTCTCTTTGTATCATACATATATTGTACGAAAAGAGGATCGAACTGATCTGCTCTATGTATAATCATAAAATCATGGCAATCAAGTGAAATACATTGTGAGACCGTTTTAGTCGGATTAATAAACTCATCCATTGTACCAAGTTTATTGAATGTATAAAACCCGTATGGCGCTCTATATTCATATACCTGTTCACAAAAATCTTTGATATGATGTCGTAGATCAGAATAGGTATAAACATCGTATCGACATCTCACTATGATATCATACTTTGTTCTATCGATAAAGTCTCGAACCATCCACGCATGTGCGATATGTTGATAGTTTTGCATGCTACGTCGGCGAGCCATTCTGACGCCAAGCATTAAATCCCGTTTAGCTACTTTGACACCCACTTGTTGATAACGAGTAGGTAGTTTTTTAATATCCCAACCTTGCGATTCATATTTACGAATTGCTTTGATAGTATTTTTAATGTCTTGATGAGCTGCATGGTACTTTTTCGTAGGAAGATCATAGTATCTGTTGATAAAATTTTCTTTTGGTTGATCTGACCATGTACCAAAGAAAAAGTCGGCGGTTGGAAATACTTTTCGAATCTGTTCAATAGTAAGTTTATAGTCGTTTCTTAGCTGACCAGAAAAACATACTGCTATTCTCATATCATACACCACATATGTGAACCGTTGTAAACTTCTTTATGATAAGGATCGGCCATTATCTGGAACCATCCACCTTCACCAGTCAGAAGCTTCTTATCTTCGTATAAACCCCATACGTGCTGTGGATCAAATCTATCTGCACGATGTATAATCATAAAGTCACCTAATAATGCTTTCTTATGATCACACAAAGTGATGTGACCAGGTTTTGATACATCAGGATGTAATGCGCCTATACCGAGCGGCCTCTCTGATCCATAAACGAGATCAAGAGCTTGATCCATATCAGCATATGTAATGTCTTTCTGAAACTTTAAATCAAATCTTACACGAATAGCAATGTCATGATTTGTTACATGCTCTTCGAAAGCGAGTGCATAACCGAGATGTTGTTTGATAAGGTTACGTGCTTTCTTTTTATCTCTCAATCTATTTCGCAGGGCCTTGTACTTTAGATCAGATGGATCATTGATCTCTCGCATCTGTTTTATACTTTCCTTAAAGATTTTATAGTCAGCAAAATACTTCATCTTCGGTTCGTCATAATATGATGTCATCCAATCATATTCTTCGTACCCTTTCCATGTTGTATAAAATATATCTGCATTCGGCAAAAAGGTTTTCATTTTCCAAATACAATTTTTGTATAATTCTTTTTTAGGCCGTACAAGCCCACTAAAAATAACAGCTACTTTCATCGGTTCAAATATCGCTCTAAATCTTCAGGTGTACCTAATCCCCACATCTCATCGATATGATATGCTTTAATCTTTTTACCGTCACGAATGGCCAAGTTAAAAACAGGACAAACATAAAATTCTCCATTTGTCCTAAAGTTAGCTTCTATCATTTGTCTTGCATACTTGACAAAGTCACTGCCTTTCTTCCAATAATAGAAACCAACTGTAGCATTATCACTGATCGGATCTTTTTCTGCAACTTGTGTTACGTAGCCATCTTCATTGACATCTGCAAATGACCACTTTGGATGAGTTGATTTGAATGTAACGATACCACCATCGCAGTTCGATTCTTGCATAGAATACATGAATTCAACTGGATCCCATTCTACGTACTGATCGCTGTTAGCAAAAAATAATGGAGCATCATTATCAATCAATTCATCTGCTAACAAGGCTGTACATGCAGCTCCCTCTGTGACATAAGCAATATCTATAATGCTATTATTAGATGTAATAAGATTCATCATGGTGTCAAGATTGAATCTTTCTCGATGTTCTTTTTGACAGACGTAGATATAGTTTGCATCAATGCCTATATTTTCGACTACCAATTGAATCATTGGTTTGCCTTCGACATCGATTAACGGTTTAGGAAATGAATAACCTGCTTCTACAAATCGATTGCCTGCTCCAGCCATTGGAATCAACACATTCATTTTAGGGTCTTTCCACTTTAACTTGATTGGCTCAGATGTAATTTGTGGAACGATGTTATCGATAGTCACTTCGCTCGGATCTTTTACTCTAATGACATTCGCGCCAGATCTTTTTGCTGCGAGTAAACCAGGAGGAGAATCTTCGATGATAATAGTTTCTTCAGGTAATGCGCCTAACTTAGACATTGCCATCCAGTAAATTTCAGGATGTGGTTTGGCTTGTTGAACATGTTCATTAGATAACATTAAGTCTATTACTTTATTCAATCCAGTAGCATTGAGCGCAGCGTGGAGAGTCGTACGTATTGAATTAGTACATACACCAATCTTATATCCTTCAGATTTGAGATGTGATACTAAATCATAAACATGTTGTAAACCTTTTAATTTATTAATACGCTTCGATGTGTATTCTTGTTTATCTCTGAACACAGTATCATGCATGCTGATAGGCAGACCTTTTAATTCTGTCAGCATTTGAAGTTTTTGACGTGTTTTGTGGCCGTCGTATACGGTAAGATGTTCTTCTTCGGTGATAGCGTATTCACCGAGCGCCTCGTTGAGAGACTCGAAGTGGATTTGTTTAGCGTTTATTAATACACCGTCTAAATCAAATAGAACTAACTTTATCATGAACTAAATATCTCTCAGGCCAATCAGTGCAAATACCATAAAATGGGCGTAGGTTAGTCTTATTTATCTCAGGCATGACAGCGATTGCCCGACTCGGTAGGTGTACTTCTTTACCAGGATATGCCCAAATATATCCTTTAGAAGTCATAGTATAATCATCCATTTCATGCCAAAAGTAATTCATATGATCACTGATTGGTAGATTATGCATGTATACTAACGCTTCAATATTTTTACAATGAATCCATAATTTATTTCGGCGAGTATACAACCACTTAAAATCTATACCGTATTGTGGTTCATCATGGCCGAGATAGATTTCTTGTTGATCAAAAACCCATAAATCAATTTCAACATTGAGTTCCATCCCAACAATAATACGATCGATATGCGAAGGATTATTTTCTAAGTCAGGTTCAGATCCCGAGACATTACCACGATGTGAGATAAGCAACATCAGTTGCCATCTCTACCATGGCCATCGGTATTACGCATGATCTCTACATCTTTCATTACTTCTTCCTCGGTCATATAACTAATACTTTCTTTTCGGTGCATTATACCAGTGTTACCTGCCAATAACAGGCATATAGCCAAAGGATCAAATACCACCACAAGAAGGATAATAATCCAGCGAACAGCTGTATCAAAATAATCGGCGGCTTCATCTCCATAAATTAACTCTGCGATGTATTTAAGTGGTCCGATTTCTGCTTCAAGCTCAATAGCTTGTTTCTTAAGCGGTAACAATTCACTTTGTAATTTGTCAATTTCATCGTACGCAATGTCGATCTGAGAGTTAATAACTGACCTTTCCTCAGCTTGCCCTTGACGAACCGCCATTGCACCTTCAGGCCCTCGGATACGATCATAGTTGATGAGGGTTTGTACGGTACTGTCGAGTTGAGATAGTACAGTCTCTCCATCTTTAATAATATCCTGTTGACGCGCAACTCGTCTTTCAAGGTTCGACATCTGAATTTCATTATTGCCACCTTGTTCTATTACTTGATCGACATGTGCTTTTGACAAATAACCAAAAATACCCATCGATGTAATAAACACAAGCACAATAACTGCTATAGTCATATATATGCGCATGAGCCATGGTGCTATCGACCAATTACGATATATCCATGACGCTGCGACAAGTTTAGATGTTTCGAGAGTGCCGGCCATAATGATCACAGACCAAAACGCACCGGCAAAAATGGTAGCAATGCCGACTACAGAGAAGTAGCCAGCGACTGCTGAAAGTATAAGACCCATGGCTAAAGCCATGATACTTAGTGGATAACTTTGCACGTTATTCTCCTAAATTATGTTTGCTCTTATAATCTAGGATCGCAGTTTTAATAGCATCTTCTGCGAGAACACTACAATGTATTTTTACCGGGGGTAGCGAAAGTTCTTGAGCGAGTTCAGTGTTCTTGATCTGATTAGCTTCCTCAAGGCTTTTACCTTTGACCCATTCTGTGAGAAGAGAACTTGATGCAATTGCGGATCCGCATCCAAAAGTTTTGAATTTAGCGTCCTCAATGATTCCGTCGGGCGAAACTTTGATTTGCAATTGCATGACATCTCCGCAAGCCGGAGCGC